TGGGCCTCGTCAACCAATCGCCGGAAGGTGTCCATCTCGCCCTGATCCATAGCCGTCTGGGCCTGGTCAAGCAGAGCGCCGGCTTGGCTTCTCAGTTCTTTCGTATCCAATTCAGTGTCTCCTTATCGATTTGCTTTCAATTCAAGGCGCATCCTGGCAAGGCGTAACCGATGGCTGGCCGTGTCCGAGGCGGTCATGGTGACCGTGTCAGAGGCGGCGCCAACTGGATCGTCCGACATGGACTCGCCGGTGGCTGGTTCAAACAAGATGCCGTCGTGGGCGCGGCAGAATGAGCGGGCCTCGCTCTCTGTCCACCCATCGACAGGCATCCGGTAAGACGTTAGGGACCAATCTCCGGACTCCGCGTGGCGTCCGAATAATATCTCCACCGACTTGCCGTCAAAGTCCCCGTCCTCGATGGTCTCGGAGGATGTCCGGAACCGATCGAATGCGTCCGGCTCCAGGATGCGGCAAGCGTGATAATTGGGATAAGGCTTGACCTCCGGGTCCGGGGCCGCGTAACGGCTCCCCTCCGCGGCGGTCTCATATGCCGAATGGGTCGAGCAAGGCATCCAGACGGACTCCCCGTCCACCTCCATCCGGTGGGCGCCGGAGCATCCCAACTCGTCAGCCCTGGACTCGGCCTCCTCCATCGTGGAGTAGGTGTCCGGGGCTTTGACGGTCGCGGACTTGGCCGCGATGGTTGACGTTGACGGCGAGGCGCCGCGGATGACCGCTGAGACCTCGACCCAGTCCAGGTCGAGAATGCGCCGGGTTGTCTCTTTTCCGGCCCGGTCATAGACGACCGCGTCACCGGCAGGGAGATTGAAGCCCACCGACCATTCCCGGATGTATTCGCCGGCGATGTTGGAGTAGGCTTCCTGACCGGCCTGGGTCTCCATGTTCAACTGCATCCGGGTATATAGGCGATGCTCGTCCGCGGAGCCGGTCGGCTCGGACTGGGCGAATAAGACCTTGCCCACCAGCTTGCTCTGGTCGTGTCCGGCCAGGACCGGGATGGGGAGGTTGGACTTGATGGAGGCGTTGAAGGCGGCGGGATCGATGATGTCCCCGTCCGCGTCCCGGATACCCATCGTGTTGACGTATGCCTCGACAATACCTTGCCGGTCATCCAAAACTTTCGCGTCCGAGATGTAAAATTTATTGATCATGCGGTCTCCTCCGGCTTGTAATTCCGGGGCATCGGTTGCCAGTTCAAAGTCCCGTTGGGATGGTCGTCGATGTTCGCGGCGTCCTCCACGGTGTATATCTGGTTGTGACGCTCGGCACACGTGCGCCCATACGGGTCGCCAGGGTCGATGTAGTTGTCGTCCGGGTCGCCGTCTATGTCGTCGGCGCGGACGTAGTTAAAGCCCTGTTCTTTGAAGAAGCCAACCGAGGTCAGATTCTGGGTCCGCATAACCTCCGTTCTGGCAATCGTGCGGGCGCGGTTCTCGGTCTCGGTCAGGATGGACCGCAAGCCTGGGAATGGAGGGTCGGCGGTCGGGACGCCCCGCGCCAGTTGCGCGATGGAGTAGCCATTCTCCAGGGCTATCGTCACTCCCCGCTGGATGGCCCGGTTGGTCGTGCTGTGAATCATCGCCGCCCTGGCCGGCGCCTGGACCAAGACCGACTGCACGAAGGGCAGTTGTTCCGACCACTCAAGAGTTCCGGCGAGGCCGGTCGCGTTGATTTGGGCGACCGTTTTCTCGCTCATCCGGAGCATGGCTTGCTCGATGATGGCCTGGAGGTCGGGTATCCCGTCCGGCAAGTCCAGCATGGATGGATCAAAGCCCGGTGGGAAGTCCTTGGAGTCGGAGCTGGTCCGCTCCATCCACCGTCCCAGGATGCCGTCCACCCGGTTGCGTAGTCCGCGGAAATGCCGCTGGACCCGCTTCGCCATCTGGTCGGTCTCCTCCTCCCGGTCCTCCAGGAGTTGGCGGCGTAGTATCCCGGCCCGTCTTGCTACTCTCGGCGCCTTCAAGGCCGGGAGGTCGTCCCATTCCTTGAGCGTCCCGACCGGCAAAGACTCCTCCACCGGAGCGGCGCCAACGGCCACCGGGGCCGGTGTACCCTCGGCCACCTCAAAAATGGCCGATGGGATACGCCGGATCGCTCCGCCCAAGATAGCTGCCAAGCCGAGTTGTTCCCTGGCCTCGTTCAAGGTCAGGATGCCGCCGGCGAATAAGCCGGTCACTCTGGAGGTCATCGCCTCGCGGTCGTCAAGTCCGGAGCGCATCTCGGCCCAATCCACCGTCAAGGTCTCGTTGCCGGGATAATCGTCAAACAGGTTGCGGTTCAAATGCCGGAGGATTCTGCTGACCATCGGCTCCAATGTCTCGGAGTGGAAGGCCATCCGGGCCTCGCGGTAATTGCTATATGTCGAGCGTTGGAGTCCCACGTTGGCCCCGACCAGGATGGCCGGGACGCCGAAGACCGCGCAGATGCGAGACTCGGTCAAGTTGTGGAGTTCCGGGAGGGCCATATCTTTCGGAGCGTTCGCCATCGGGACATAGTCGGCATCCTCATCGAGTATGGCGATGCGGTGGAAGTTGTTCCTCCCGCCAAACTGAGAACGCCAACGGGACCGGATGACCGACGCCTCCTCCTGGGTGTTGAGGCGCCGCTTGAGTTTCAAAAGCCCGGACGGGACACCAGCGTTCTGGAAGTAGACCTTCGCGAAGTCCGTCATATTCAAGTCGAGGTTGACGTTACGGGCCAAGACCTGGAGGGGAGATAATCCGTAAAGGTCGCCGCCGGGATTCGGCAGGGCGAGATGACAGATGTCCTCCCGCGGGATGGAGTAGTCCTTGCCGCCGACCGTGTAGATATAACCCTCGGCGCCGTGGTCTCCGCCGATGATCCGGACCCGGTCGGGCCGGAGGTGGTAAAGCGCGGCGACCTTCCCGCTCCGGTTGCGTTCCTTGAGCGTGTAAGTATTCCCGGCGACCATCAGATAAGTCACCAGGGTCTCGACGAAGGAATACCAGTCGGAGGTCGGGTTGGGCTTGGAGGTCAGGTCATGAAGGAGGCCGGAGGTTATCTCAACGGAGCCGCCACCTTGGGCGGGAGCCTGGACGTAATATCTTGGACTGGCCGCGCTGACCGCCAGCTCGCGGATGCAAGCATGGACTATCTCGGACTTGGCGTATCCCTCGGTAGCGAATGATTCAAAGGATGCGTCCGGGTAGGTCGCTTGTCCAACGTCATAATTGAGCGGGACGGCGACTGCTACGTCGCCGGGTTCTTGCTTTCGGAGGAAGTCCCAGAACGGCAAAAGTGACCTCCACCGGCTTCGGGCTTGCGCCTCGGACACTTGCCGGATAAGGCCACTGGGATAAATCTAGCACATGAGTTCTGGTGCCGTCAACCTTCTGGGATGGTAGGGCTTCATCCGTTTGGTGGGACCAACGCAATACATCAGCCCGCCCTCGTATCGGTAGGATAACAGCCGCCCGTCCTGGAGGAGGGTGTAGGTCACGCCGGGAGTCGCGAGGGCGTTACGCCTTGCCCACCGCCGGCCAGCCTTCCAGTCCTTGGTCTTGACGGTTAATGCCATTACGATTCATCCATGTGGATGACCGCCACCCGTGACAGGTCAACCCTTCCTGTCTCCGCTTCATAGGCACCATTCATCACTTCGCTGGTCTCATAGAAGTCCCAATCGTCGGTGACTTCCAATAACTTCTGCGATGTTGCCCGTCCGTCGATCCAAGAAAACAACTGGACAAGGACGAAACGGGGCGGCAGATAATCCAGGACGCAACCTTGATAAGCGATCTGCATGGTCTCCGGGTCTCTCGTATGGAACCACTTGTCTTTTAACATCACGCCTCATTCCTGGTCTTACATCGGGCGCAGATGATGACCGTCCCCCGCTCGGCCTTCTCGGCCAGGAGTTTCCCGCAAAGGTTGCACCGGAGTTCTTTGGTCAATCGTCCTCTTGCTCCTGGATGAACTGGGCGCATAACGCCAGGAGGGCGGACGCTATCGCCAAGATCGCCAGAGTGGCCGCATCTTGGTTTCCCTCTGCCATGTCCTCTGCCGCGTCCAACCATACCCGACCGATCTGGAAGTATTGCTCCGGAGTCTTCGGTTCCTCGGATGTCATGGACTCCTCCATCACCAGACTCCCACGCCCGGACCCGGCGCCGCGTAGCACATCGCCAGGGCGTCGGCATCGTCGGGGCTTCCGCCGGTTGACCTTTTTTTGTAGTCGTCCTTGGATTCCAGCTTGATCCGCCGGTCTCCCTGGACGGTGTACCGCCGCGCCGATAGCTGGGCGATGACGGACGGGTTGTCGTCTATATCAATCATGCCGTCCCGGAAAGCCTGACCCAACTCCAGCCATGCCTCGGCGATGGCGTTGACGTACCTGTCCGCTCGTCTGGCCTTCTCCCCGCCGTTGAACGGGACGATCCTAACTCGTCCCCCAGCCACCCCTTCCTCGTTCAACCTATCGGTCACGCCGCCGCCGACGCCGGTGTCGTCCACGATTATCTGGCCCACCTCCGGGTCATCCTCGGCCATCATCTTGAGCCGACCGGCGACCTCCTGGGTGTCCCGTCCTTGGGACTTCCAGACCAACCGGCAGACGTTCCCTTGCCGGCGGTAGACCACGGTCTTGTCGGCTCCGAATCTGGCAACGTCACAAGCCAGCGTGGCCTCGCCCTCCGGCTCCAGTTGCCGCTCGACCGCATCCATCAGGAGAGACCGCGGGACGATGGCGTCCTCCAAATTGTCCGGGAACCGGCCCAGGACGCTGGCGATATACAATGCCGACTCCTCGCCCCATTCCTTCCGCCGTTCCTCGATCTGCTGGGCGGTTACCATTCCAGGAATGACCTCCCGGCCTTGCTGGACGTTGGGCGTGTCGGATGCGGCGATCTCGATGGTGTGGTAAAGGTCGGCGCCGCCGTGGAAGGCGTCATAGAACTCGCCGGAGCTGGCGAAGGCGTTGCCGGTCAGGAGCATCCGGGCCGGGTTCAATCGCTTGACCGCGTCGATGTGGGATTGCTCGATGTTGTGGGCCTCGGTCAGGATGACCAGGAGGTTCGGGCTGTGGAAGCCCTGGATGTTGTATTCGTTATCGGTGGCGAATCCGACCGCGTAGTGACGGTCATCCAACTCCCACCGGGCTGTTCGGTACATCTGACCACCCAGCGCCATCCTTGCCGTTAGGTATGCGCTCCGGGCTTCCTTCCACACGATGTCCGAGACCTGGCGGTGGGTCGGGCCGAGGACGACACATATGGCGGGATAACGGGTCGCCATCCACCAGAGCATCACCCGCGCCGATTGCCAGTCCTTGCCGGTCCCGTTGGCGCCGACCACCGCGACCCGGTTATGATCCCTGACCGCCCTCGCCATTTCCAACTGCTTGTCGTAAACGCTGGTACAACCGAGGACGGCATCCCAGAACCAGGCCGGGTCAGTCCTGGAGTGGTCAACCAAGAATTGCTTCTCGGCCTGGGTGAGCGTTGTCATGTCCGGTCGGACGCATTATGGACGGTCAAGCGCGGCTTGGCTTTTGGCCCGGTGACTCGTATCTTGTAGTCGCATTCCGGACACCGTGTCCAACGGGACTTTGTGCCATCCCGATGCCGTTCTATGTGATCGCCCACACGCCGGACAGTGTTGCCATACTGGACTTCGATCTCGCCGGTGACAGGAGTCCCGCCAGCGACACACAATACCCGGAGCCGTCCGATCTTGTCATAGCTCTCAATCGTCCGTCCTTTCTTCTTGGCCCACGGCCAGGTCAGTCCCCATATCGACACGTTCTCCCTCCACTATCTGGCCGGCGCCGTCCATCGCTTCCCGGAGTAAGTCCGCGAAGGTCACGCCGCCAACCATGACGTTCTGCTGCTGGAGTTGGATCAAAGGCTTCTCCGGTATCAGTCCGCCGATGGTGTCCAGGCGCCGGAGAATGTCCAGGACGATCCCCGTGGCCCTCGCGGCCTGGGTGTCATCGGGGCCGGTTGCCTGACTCCACC